ATTTTCTTCCTTTGGTTTGTACTCTTTTTTTTTCTTCATAAATACCAATTAGTTAAATAGTTATTATGTTGTGGATAAACATCACCATTCTCATTCGTTGTATACTCAGGAAACAAACTATTGTTTTTACAAATGTAATCTAAAAATCTTTGAGAGTAACTTTCTGCAATACGTTTTTCTTTTTCAATTAAATAATCAACTTCCTCTTTCGATACAATTTCGCTATTCTCAGATTGGTGCTTATATATACCCTTATTTGAAATGGTGTAAGCACAAAAAGGTAAATATTCAACCATTGTAAAATGGATTAACATAGGTTTTAAATACGACCTTACAAGCGTTATATAGTTACCTGCAAGTGTATTGTTGGTAATATCCGTTTTTATCTTATCCAATAGTTTAGAACCCGTGTATTGTTGAATCCAAATGTTTTGCGCAACAAGAACAAATTGAATAACTTTGTCAACGTCTGTATTAGCGTTCAAAGAAGTGTATTCTTGTAGGTCTTTTTTTGATATTAATAGTGCTTCTGCCATGTCTTAAAATTATTTAGGTAAAAATCCCTTATTAGGCATATCAATCGGTCGTGTGTAAACTCGTTTATCGTTTGTCGGTGCAATTTCACCTTGTTTACGAGTTTGTGACGGTGTAAACTTTTTAGCGATTGGTGAATTAACGTCTGATTTTCTCAAATAAGTCTCTCTCACCCATTTATGGTGGCAAGCTCCACCGCCTTTGTATAACCAAATAGAATAATTATCAGCTCCTTTTGGTCCCCATCCTTTATTTACTGCTTCAGATTCCATTCTAACAATATCTTCCTTTCTATAAACTTTATTAGCTTGAGTCATCTTTTTACAGAATAACCTTGAATCGTCTGAGGTGTCACCTGTATATCTGTATCTATGTTTAAATAGTTTACCGTCTTGTTCTGAGTTTGCGTTTGGTCTTGCTGTACCCGTTTTCACAAAGTTTAGAACCTTTGATAATGTTGTAGGGTTGTTTAGTTTTTCAAGCTCTGCATCCAACTCATCCTCTAAATCATAATCAACCTCTCTACTATCAACTAACACCCACTCGTCTAAATCAATATCCTCTCCATACTTCGCAACATCTAACTCATCCTGTGCACTCATTTTAACATCTTGTACAGGTTGTGGCTCGTCCCCTTGTAAAGGATTTAAAGTTTTGAATCTAAGGTTAAGAGAAACACCATTAAACGATAAAACTTTTTTAAGCATTTCAGTGATCATTTGTTGTTTTGGCTTTATAACCATGTTTTCAAATAGCAACGCTCCTGTTTTCATTTCATCAGCATTTGAACTAAATCCTGTCGCAACCGATACACCAAATAATAATGGAGTAGTAACGTTATGTGAACGTAATATTTTGAATGTAGCTTCGTCACTTAAATATTGGTAATGTTCTGGAGCATCGTTCAATGGTATAGTGTCGACCGTTGTCTTTGTATTTTCGTTTTCGTTAAATGATATTAAAGTTTTCTTACCTTTTGACCCAGTTAACTTACCAATTACTTGAGATGAAATCTCGTCTTTCTGTTCGTCCGTTGGGGTACCGTTGTTAAAATTTACGATAGTCGTGGGAGCAAAAGAGTTACTAACCTCATTAATAAGGTATTCAGCAATTTTTTCCTCTAACAATGCGTAATCAATACCACCTTGATAATCTACATTTGAAAAGTATTTCATCCCAGCACTATAAGGGGCTAGATATAAAATCTCTACTTCTTTTTTAGAAGTTCCAAACGCATCGAATCTTTTAGGTACGTATTTTTTAGGGTCTGTCCAATTGTCAGAATAGAAGTACCCTACAATGTCCCCATCTTTGTTACATTTCTCAGGTCTTAATAATTGAATAGGCGTATGAAAAGCCCTTGTAATAGCTTTATGTCCTTTATCGTAATGAATCTGTAAGGCACACTGCCCAAGTGCGTACAAATCAAAGATAATACGTCTTAAATCGTCTTCCTTTAATATAGATAGTAATTGCGCCCATTCGTTTGGCTTCATCGCGCTATCCGTAGCGGTTAACCCTTGACCGTATATTAGTCTACAAATGTTGTTTATTACAGCGTTGTTTGTTGCTGAATTGCTATATCTGTCAATTAAAAATTGATAGTAGTTATTATCTTCACCATATTCTACCCATTCGTTGCGATTATTTTCGACAATTACAGGGGCTGTATAGGAAGATAGTTGTATAATGTTATTATTCATATATAATAAATTCGTTTGTTGTTACCGTTTGAGTAAAGTTAGAGCTTGGGTTGTTCGTGCAGAATATACGACCGTAAAATCGAATGTCGTTTGTTTTGCCTATCTTACAAACATACGTATGACCTTCTTTTAGCCCAAATGTAGCGGTCGCAGTATGGTAATAATCACCTGTTGCGTAGGTAGTGATATTAATCGTTGTGGTGACGTTTGTCTGTTCGTTTGTTAAGAATATCTTATCGGAGTTTCCCGAGCCTTCACGTGGCACGAAGTAAACTATTTGGGGGCTTGTGGATGTCGTTAATACTATCATGTAATAGTATAACTAAAAAAGAGTGTTTTTGTTGCAAAAAAAAAAGAGGGGTGTTTTAAGCCCCTCCGTGTATTAACTTGTAACTATTGTCGATGCTGCTGATAAAGGTATAGTCGAGGCCTGTCCAACCCTAAATGAATTAGTGCCATTTATTACAAATGGTGACGGTAGAAGCTCCTCGGCAGTGAATGTCAAGGAATATCCATTAAAACCACCTAAATCCCCACCATTGTTTATACTTCCTGCCGTTAAATCACAACCTCTAAACATACCAACTAAGAAAAATTGTCCTTCGTTGTTTTCAACTAAAATACGTGGTTTTGCGTATGCTAAAGTTTTAACAGCGTTATGCGTAGCAATGTCCTGTTTTTTTAGTTTGATAGTCAATGTCTGACGGAAGAATGTAGTACCATTTTCACGTGATGAAACTATCTCTTGGTCATAAACATTCTCGTTAGATTTTAGCTCATATTTGTAAATTGAATTAACAAAATTTACATAATAAACTTCATCAGTATTTACAAAAGGGGGTGTACCTGAAGGGTCGTAAAACACAATATTTCCTGATTGTAAATCTTGATTTATAAAGTAAACGTTTCGTAGCCCTGCAAGTGAATCCTTACAAGGCTCTGAACGTCCAAGTGTTATTAAACAAGCCACGACTAAGCAGTTGTTACTGTTGCACCTGTGAAACAATCAGAAACGATAGTAGTTGAACTTGTTATATCTGTGAATGGAGCAGGTAAAGCCTCTTCTGCAACGAAAGTTAAACTGTAACCATTAAAATCACCTAAGGCACCACCATTGTTTATTGAACCCGCTGTTAAATCAGCACCTCTGTACAATCCCATAACAAAGAATTGACCGTTGTTATTTTCCACAAGGACGTGAGGTCTTGAGTAAGCCAATAATTTGATTTCTTTGTGAGTCGTTGCGTCTTGTTTTTTCAGTTTAATTGTTAACGTTTGTCTAAAGAAAGTTGTCCCTGCTTCACGGCTTGAAACTATTTCTTGATCAAATACATTTTCGTTAGATTTCAACTCGTACTTGTACAAGTTATCCACGTTTGTTACTGCTGTAATAAGGTCGTTTGAAAACGTTACATCAGCAGGTAGTATCTGATAGTTAATGAAGTACACCGCTTTGAGTCCTCCGATTGCTTCTTTACACGCCTCCGCGCGTCCTATTGATAAATTACAAGCCATAAAAATAAAGTTTAAAAAAAAAGGAGGGAATATACCCTCCCCTTAATTGGTTAATTAATTAGTTAATTAGTTTGCTGAGTTTGTGATTCCATAAGTAACAATGTCAGATACAGAATGGTAATTAACTGCCATTCCTGCTCTAAGTACAAAACGTACATTTTGTGACCCGTCCAATGGACTCATGTCCAAAAGCGCGATTTCATTTGTATCATTTAATAAACCACAACCGAAGAACAAGTTAGAAGTTTCAGCAGCGATAGCAGTGTTAGCAGCCAATCCGTTAGCAACGAATAATGGAATACCATCGAAAGTTAAAGCACCACCGTTGTACCATTGTGTTCCCTTAGCATCTGTACCCGCATTTGAAGTAGCAGCTACTGAGAAACCACCCAACGCTCTAATGTAAGCCTTCATAACCCCTTGAGGAACGTAGATTTTTAAATCAGGTGAACCGTACAATGCATTAGGAATAGCGTCAACAATTTTTCCTAATTCAGCGATTACCGTAGCAGAAGCAGAAATAGCAGAAGAACCTGCCACCTCGTTCGCAGTTGGTAAAGCAGCGTCAGCAGCTAACAAAGTAGAAATACCGTCAATTTGACCCGCTGTTGCGTTTGTACCTCTCCAAATAGAAACCTCAACAGATGAAGCAACCTTATCAGTGATGTAAGCTAACAAGTAGTCAACAAATGATTTTGCCAAAACTTTGTTTGCACTGAATCCCATTTCTTCAGCTTGCCATGTAGCCAAAAAGTCTTTTTTACACAATTGTAAATTAACTTGAAACTGCTCTAAAGTCAAACTTCTTTCAGAAAGTGTTACGGTAGATGTAGCATCAAAATCACACGTAGCATTCTTTAAAATGTCGTCCGTTCCGATTTTGAACATTGTAGTTTTGTAAGCAATGTTAGGAATGATAGTCATACCTCCATTTGCCAAAGTGTTACCGCTTAATAAAGCAGCTTTTACCCATAGTTTGGAATCTTGCCCAGCATATGAAGTTGAAATGTTAATTGTTGTAGCCATTTTTTATTTGTTTATTTGTTGTTGTATACTTCTTCTAAAATCTTATCTCTTGTTGATTTACCTGTGTTTATCGCTAAATCCATATGCTCAATTGGTTTTGCGTTTTCAGGGTTGTACTGAATTGGTTTAGGCTCTTCAGTCAACTCGATTATTTCGGGAGTCATTGCAGCTAACTTAGTTTCAAGTTCAGCAATCTTTGATTCCATTTCTGCGAAGTGTTGCTCAGTGATTGACACCACTTTTTTAGGTTGTTTCACTTCAACTTCTGGAGTCACGTCAGCTTCAACAGGCATATCTTCCTCTTCCTCAGTTTCTTTTGGCATTTCTTCAATTGAAGCAATCATTCCTACTTCTTCAACGATTAAAACTCTACCGTCTTCAAGTTCATAATTACCAACTTCCAAAGGAACAGGTTCACCTTCAGGAACTACAATCATAACACTAGCACCAGGTTCAAATGAATCGGCCTCGATTACCGTGTTACCATCTACTAACTTCATTTGCTCTAACTTCACATCCATTCCTAAGAAGGTCTTGATAGTTTTTAACGCGTCTTTTATTTCTTTAGTCATATTTATATTTGTTTTAATTCAGTTTCTAATTGGTTAATTAATTTATTTCCGTAAATAATTCTATCTGAGTACATTTTAGGCTGTGGTATTTTTGTTAAATCAATACCCAATGCTTTAACTTGTGCTTCAAAACTTATTTTTTCCTCTGACAATCCTTTAACAAATCTTGATATTTCAGAAATAGATTTAGTTACAGATTGCTTTGCTTTTTGTTTCGTTGATTTAAGAGTTTCTAAAGTATCAATAGCAGGTTTATTTATAGCACTCATTTTTTCAAAAGCTCCCGTTAAGTCATTACCAATTGCTAACTCCACGTTAATCTCAGATAATTCAACTTTATAAAGCTCGCTTAGTATTTTATCTCTTGCTTTCATAACTATATAACTTTATTAACCTCTTTCTGTTGTAATTTGCCTTACTTCAATAGTATGGTTTACATTACTAATTGTTTGTTGGTTAGTACTTCCAATCCCTTGAGAGTTACCATCGCAACACTCTTTTGAATACGTGCCATCTTTACATTGGCACCCTTTTTTTCCTCCTTTTCTCATAACATTAATATATTACCTATTTCGTTTGTAAACTCTTTAAACTCCTTAAAATCAATTTCTGTACACTTATTTTCTTTTACAAAGTCTAAACCAATGTAAGCAACAAAATTTCCTTTTTTAAAATATGGTGCTATACATATCGAGTGAATCCCTTGCCTTAATAACGATGCTTTTGTAGTCTGCTCTTTAATGCTATTCACGTCGCAATAATTCATTCTTTCTAACATTATCTGTTGTAAGAACATCGGGTACAAGCTAACGGGAATATTCTGTAAATTATGTGCTTCCGAGCTAATACCATTATTACACACTTCAAAAGTCATTGATTGATGGTTACGGTGTGTTCCATCGTAGTACTTAATTGTGTTGTGAAATTGAAATATATAAGCCCTATCAGCATTATATTTTATCATCAACTCGTTAAGCATCTGTTGAATCAAAACATTATTATTAATGTCTTTTTTCACCTCGTCAACACTTTCAATTTTTTTAACTACTACTTGAGTAACCAATGATTTGTAATAAAAAAGAATGAAAGCAAGCAGAATTATGAGTAGCACTATTGTTTTCGTCTTTCTGATTTGCTCTAAAATGTACTTGATTTCATTCATAATTATATAACCTTGATTTAAGGTCTTTGTTGTAAATTAGATGTAATCGTTTATGATAGTTTCTTGTGCTGTTATTTCTGCTGTTACATCAGCATTTAAAACCTCATTTCCTACTTTGATTATATTCAAGTAGCTACTTTCTACATAGGTGTAATCACCTCTTACTTCTTGGTATACCTCTATCATGACAAACAATTTAAAGTTAATTGACTAATATCAAAACTACACGCGTTTGAAGACGATCCCGAAGTCCTACACGCTTGCATAGTTATCGGTGTGGTATCGCTTGGTAAATTCGTAGTGATTGACCCCTCAACTGTTACGTTGTTTTCCAATGAAGTAACCTTATAATATACAGTCATTGAATTAAATGGGTTGTACAATTCAAAAACAAAAAAATCAGTTGCTGCACTTCCTGTTCTGTTTGCAGGAAAATTAGCCCCTAAGTCTATCTTTGTAGCTGTTCCTGTTCCGTCGTTATGAAATACTTGCAAATTAGTATCAGCAGCATCCGAGCCAACACCAATA